TTATCAAAGACAGCACGATTCCACTCTTGTAATTGCAGAGTGTATCGTGCTTTATAGGGCTCAAGGCCCATATAATAAAGTCTACGCATTATGGACGACGGTCTTCTGCCCAACTGTCTTTAGGCCACTTGCCTGTCAGTTGTTTTTGATGCTGGCGATATACATAACTCCGCATATCATATAAATGACTTTCGTCATACTTGTATCCGAAGTCTACACAAAATTCTTTAAACTTCTCCAAGTCATCAAAGATTTGACGAACTTTAGGATTAGGTTTGAATTCAGGCTTTGCCATTTTATTTCCTTTAGATTACGACCGTTACATTAGGTCTGTTTGTGTTATAGTAAATTGAACATCCGTTCTCTCCATCTTCTGAGACTTCGATTTTGATGTCACGGTCTGGATAACGACTAGCGATTTGTTGATATAAATCATCGCTCATCATTTCACAGCTTTTGTTATCCAATGCAAGTGTGCTATCAGCATAAAGGTTCTGACACCAACGCTTGAATTGAATAAATTCGATATCACGGTCATTATGCGTGACTTGTATTGCAACATTAAAGTGAAAGATATGACGATGCGGTGTTCCCAAGAAACTTACATCGTATTCATCACCTGTTGCTAATTTAGGATCATGTCCTGCTTGTGGGTAGCAATGAATGCCCTCACGTTGAAATGTAACCCATATCATTCGTTTAGCACTTGTACTAATACGGTCACGTTTTTCTTTTCTTGCTGTTTCTACTTGGCTCATTTTAAAAACTCCTATTTAATGTTGCCCATGTTAACCATTGGTGAAAGGTTTTGTATACCATTTCTGCTTCATATTTATCTTGAGGTATCTTCTCACCTCGTACATAAAAACCGTTAGGGGAAATTTTCAACATTTCACTATTACTAGATGACCTGAATATAATTGAATCTTTCATTTCCATATGTGTTATTGGGTGAGACGTTTTTGTTTCTTGTATCATAAAGCTATCCATACTAAAACTCAAACAATTCGTTAAACTTAGTTAATGAATTAACTGTTTTCTTACCACTCATACCCTGACTACCTGATTGCATTTGCTTCCATAGATTACTATGTGCGTCAATAACATCATGGCTAGCTTGTTTAGATTTTTGTGCAAACACTTCATCAATAACTTCTTTGAATGTTAGTCCAGTTAAGTCTTGTTTAAGCATTGCGGGCAATACACCTGTTTCATACTTACGATTCGCTTCTTGAACCGCAGAGATATGTTGATAAACATTATGACTTTGTAACAATGTATAACTCAATGTGTCCCAACTTGTTTTTGTTTCTTTACCATGTTGACCAATGAAGCCTTGACCTCGATAGCACAAGTCCTTCATTAGTAGTTTATCAGTAATTGGACTATCTGTAAAGACTTTATGGATACCATCAGCTAAAACTCCTGTACTAAACTTACGATTGTCATTAGCATAGTCTTTGTTCTCGGCAGTCTTTTCCATACTGTATGACCATTTAGTCTCATGTTCAATGTTATTATTGAAATAAGCCAAACCTTTAGCCGCAGAAAAAAACGGGCTAGCACAGTCAAAAGTGATTTGTAGTTTTGGGTTGTGATTCTTACGAATAGCTTTCTGTATATCAGTAAACAATACAGCATACTCAAGGATAGATACACCCAAACAGTGAATCAAATCATGTTTACCTTCTTGTAGTAAGCCATCATATATAATATCAACCATTCTACGCAACATCAAATGCACATCAATCTTTGTTTGTCCACCGAATGCCCAACCATTGAAGTGATTGTCTGGATAAATATTTGGGTCACAGTACTTCTTCATTTCTTCATACCAATCATCGCTTTGTTGATGAGTACGACCCTGTAATACGTTTAGAAACTTGCAACTACCATTACGATTCTTAATAAAGTATTCATTATTGATATGTGTAGCACTGATAGCTTCTTCAATAGTACTGATGCCATGTAATGAAACACCATTCTTATCTTTCATATCAAAGGTAGTTAATGATTGAGAGGGGATATCTAAACACATACCATAGTCCATGTATGTGTCCATCCACTTCAATACTGCTTGACGTTTCTTCATTGCACGGGGACAATTAGGATCTTTCCAATCAGCTGGCCATTGACCTTTAAGAATCTGAAATCCACCTGAGTCACCCAACATGAATGTACCTTGCTCACGCTCACGTATGATACTCTCGGCATGGTCATCAACTGTTGTATCTAAGTTAGCATGACCAGCAGAGTACAAGCCCCACTTATAGTAATACAAACCTTCTTTAGAATTTAAGAAGTTTAATTTCTCTACATCACCATTAAAGCTTGCAGGGATACGTGCTGTGTCAAAGTAAGGTTCACCCTTGCGTTGCTTACCCAAGCCAGCAATATAAAAACTACTAACTGCGGGTAAGAACTGTGCCCATTCAGGGCTGTGACTATTTGATAGATTAACTTGTTCCATTAAACTGTTTCTTCTTTTTTGATTAGTGTTTGAACCATTTTGATTTGATGTTGCTTTTCTTTAACTTGTTGTAGTAAATCATTGATGGCAACATTATCTTTTGCTAATTGTTCTAGCTCACGTTCTTCATGCATTTTGTTACGTGCCCAGTCAATTATACTTTCAGCATCAGGATTTAATCCAACATAATATTGACCCATAGTAAGTGGTTGCCAATTAATACCGTTGTACATTTCCATCCGTTGAGTGTTAGTGTTAAATTGCAATTGACCAACACTCATGTAACCAGAGTTGTTGACATAGTTACTACCAGGACCGCCAGTAACTGCAATATACTTACCAGTCTGCTGAATATTACCTATCATTTTGTTTGTGCAGGAATTAAGTAACGATATGTAGCAAGACCACTGTCTACTGTAATCTCTGCTACACCTTGGTCGCTGATACGCATTGTTTTGTCACCAGACAAACTTAGAATATCAATGATTTGTTTTACTGGCCATTGCAACGAACGGCTTAGTGAACCAGTAACTTGCGAATGAAACACAAAGTTACCGCTGTGTGTGCTTGGGTCACCGAAATAAACTTTAACATCACCATTTTCAACCTTAGTGATAAAAGTATTTTCTTCACTGTTAGCACTTGCTTGTTTCTTAAGACGCATGATACCAGCAACAGTAGGATTAAACTCTACGTTCCAAGTCGCACCTTTGAACAACACGCTTTTAACCTTCTCGTTGACAATCGCTTCTAACATTAGTCGATAGTCATTAACAAAGTCACCCGCTTTTGTTTCAAAGTGAATTGCTTCTGGGATTGAAACACCATTGCGGTCAACACGTGTTACGTTTAATTTTGCATCAGCATCATAGTCATCAAAACCAAGAATAGTTTTTAGTTTACCTAAGTTAGGCATACCAAATGTACCAATAAAGTCAGCACATGGATTCTTAAAAGAACCCTCAACAATAACAGTTTTATCTTCTGCAACTGCGGCAATCTTTGTTTCTGTATCTGTACCAGAAATCTTAATCAAATCAATGACACCTAGACCATGTGTGTGTTCAATCAAGTCTTGTAAATTATCCTTCATATTATCTCCTTGTGTATGTATTTAGGAATGCTATCTGTGTATTATAGCGGAATTTATTGCGAAATGCAATAGCAATTTAACCGAATGAAAACAAATCATCAAATGTATTACTAACAATGGTACTGCTACGTAAGTCCCATTCTAGTACACCTAATAAGTTATCAATCTTTTCGTCTACTAACGTTTTTTCCATTGCCTCATCATCGAAGGGCAATTCAGTGAACCATTTAGGTAATCTTAGTTCATCTGTTGGGTAAGCGATTGAAGTAAAGTTCAATGGATTAGGTTTTAGTTTACAAACTACTACCTTCATACCATCAACAATCTTTTGGCTATAGTTGTCACCGTGTACTCTGCGTAGATAGTTATAGTTCAATGCACCACGAACATGTCCGGGCATATTCTCACGACCCTTTTTACTATTCGCTTCTTTGTCACCATACATCGTTAGTTTGTTAACTGACTTAGGCGAACCTTTTGTCCAACTATCTTGTTTGCTTAGTTCACGTTTGAATATCTTTATGGATTCAATAACTTCATCACGACCTTTACCCTCTTGTATAACCATTTTCAATATGTTCATTAAAAACTCTTGTACGTATTTAGGAGTATCTGCTCGTTTCAAGTCAAGACCCATAGCCTTAACATCACCTAGATTACCATCTTTATCTTTACGTTTGCCCTCTTTATCAAAGATATTGATAGCATAACGTTTCTTTGTAATAAAGATAGCACGGTCACCAATCAGTTCACGACCAGCTTTAATGATTTCACCATTCTTGCGTGGTGAGTGAAAGGCTTTCTCCATGAATCCAGGGAAACTATCATTCGCTTCATCTGCAATTGAATCATATAATCCAATACACATGTCTTTATTCCACTCTAGTTCGCCCTTATCTATTTGCGGTTTCAATACTGAGTATGCACTGAAATAACAACTGTCAGTATCGCCATAAACAATTGCTTGACCTTCATGACTATACTCACCCGCAACACATTCATTGATTTGGCTCATCATATGACGAACAATCTGACGACCAGATAGTGTAACACTTTGACCGATACGCTTGTCATAGAAACGACAATGTTCATTCAATAGTGCGCCATATGCAGAGTTCAATAAAATCTTACGTACTAACTGACGCTTATCCCAATAATCACGGTCTTCATCAGTTGTTGATTCACGTAATTTCTTCTGCATTGCTTTACGATCCGAGTACCAGCGACTTAATAGTCCTGGAACTACGCCCTCTTTCTCGTATGTAAAGATTGTACCATTCGCACTAAGCATCCAAGGACGATGACTATCAAACACCATTTTCCATATCTCAGCCGCAGACATTTCTTCACTGCGACCATCTTCATAGTCAACAATAAGCATTGTCCCGCGTTCTTGGTTCATAATCGCAGTGTACTCTAATGCACCAAACAAACCTTCCCATAGAATAGCACCACCTACATCATCGTCACCTTCTTTGTAACGTTTCTTTTCTTGTGCTAATCTAAGACCTTTTTCTTTCATGTATTGGTCTGTGATTGTTTGTCTGACTTGGGCAACAATAGTCTCGCCCGCCATGTTGAGTGCTCGTATGACCGAGGGGTATAGTGAGTTAATGTCAACTGCTCCGACGTATTCGTGCATGCCTCTTTTCGGCGTAGCAACATAGGCACCTGCGGCTTGCTGTGTTTCATCTGCATTTTCAGTTCTCCGTTTTTTATCTGGTACAACTAATCCACGCTCATGCGCTTCATTGTAGATTGCCATTTCAATCATTGCCACTGAACCCATAACTGTTGGGAGCAGTACTGTGTTCTCATGTGCCAATGCATTAGCCAAATCTAAGAATTTTAATTTGTTGTGAATCTTAACCAACAACATAGTATCTTGCCTGTTGTATTCTAAGAACTTTTCCCAGTCTTTATTATACAATTGGTCAAGAGTACCTTCGTATTGTGTTTTGTTTTCACCAACTTCCATTTCACCAATAGCGTCTAGTTTATAGCTATGGCGACTTTCGTAGTTGTACTTCTTGTAGAGTTGCAAATAGTCCATGTGAATACGACCAACTAAGTCATAAGTCATTTCTGACTTACCAAATCGTTCATATTCTCTTGGCTTGGGTAGTTGACCCATTAAACAGAATTTGCGTGTATCGTCTTTACTCATTACACGTGTAACACGATTAACCATGTAGGGTATGTCGTATCCTTCTGAGTTCCAACCAGTCAATACATCTGCATCTTCAATCAACTGAAAGAATGTATCAAACATTTCCTTTTCATTTTTGAAAAGCAATGTATTATCAAACTTTTTTGTGATTTCCCATGCTGTTTCTTCGCTCATGTGTTTTGGGGCAATGCATAATGTAATACATTGGTCAAGCCAATCTAAGTAACAAGTGATTGCAGTTACTGGATTGAATGGGTCAGTAGTAGGACTGAAACCTTTTTCTGGGTCAAAGTCTACTTCAATGTCAAAGAAACAAGTATGTAGTTTGGGAGCATCTATACCTAAATAGTTTTCGCTTAGACAACGAAACACCACGTTAACGTCACTCTCAAAGAGTTCCTTACCACCATGTATCCTTCGTTCTTTTTCAAACTCCGCACGTTTGCGTGTGCTGAATCTACTTACTGGATTGCCATAGATGCTACGATGCTTTCCCTTATTGTCGGGATAATAGAAAACATAGTTGGCAGGAAACTCGTTGTATTGTCTCTTACCATTTTTGTCACGTTCAACGACAAATATCTTGTCATCGTCCCGTGAATGAATCGCATCTACATAACTCAAAGAGTTTTACCTGCCGCAGTCAAAATGGTTTCAAGCAATTCTTGCTCTTGTTGTGATTTACCAAATTCAGCTTTGTGGGCAATGCGAATAGCTTTCTTAAGTACGCTAGGTTTTATTTCTAGTTCTTCTGCTACTGCTTTGATAGTGTCTGAAAGACCACCATTTAATGTTTCAACTTCGTGCATGACTTGCATGCCTTCATTGATAATTTGTGTTAATTTGATTTTTTGATCGCCGCTGAAAAGTTTAGGTTCCATTTGATTTCCTTAGTAAAGTAGTTATTATACACTACTTCACTAAGAAGTCAAGGATTTTGCGTTATTACGGTCAAATTACCCGATTAACAAGTGTAACCTAATTTAATTATAAACTAAATGCTGACTTAGCTTCATTATAATTTGTAGTTACAGCGGTCTGGTCTAATACACTATCATATACTCTTACCATATAGTATGTACCATGTGCGGCATCATTTATTGTGTTTACTGTGCCAGCGTTGGGGTGTCTAGCACCAATTTGTAAACTGTTTGTTGATATACCACCTGCTGGTTGTGCAAATGTACCTGATGTTTTTGTTTGTAGTGTACCGTTTAAATAGAATTTTAAGGTTGTTCCTGTGACAGTAATTAGATAATGATTCCTATTTGCTTTAGCACCGGATGACAAAGCATAATATTGTAAACCGGAAGGTGATCCAATTACTAGTGTTGTGTCACTGCCAAAATATGCAAGAAATCCTTTATTAAAGCTATATGCCTCATTACCAAACAATGATGACCAGTAATTTGTAGATGTAATGCTTGCGACTATTTCAATGGTAAATGTTGATGGTAAATTATATGGAATATCAATCATTGCACCATTACTAACTGTGCCGCCAGTTGTGACTATACCACCACCATTGGCTGAATTGTAAGCATAATTACCTGTACCTGACTTACGTAACGTGCCGTCATAACCATTGCCTGAAGTATCTGTCCATGTTGTCCCACTTGAAGGAGCTGATTGTAAGTACACTTTTAGTCCTCCGCCTCCGCCACCCCCAGAACCAAGACTAATTGTTATACCTGGATCTAAATATACTCCGCTATTGATTGTTATTCCTGTCATAATTATTCCTTGTCTTTAACAGTTATAGACGCCCGGATCCATAACAATTGTACCGTTGCCGTCTGAATTATACCAACTACCACCGGCGCCATTTGCGCCTGCATATGGGCTAGTAGAATTATGTGATAATCCTATGAAGGTTAATTGTTGTCCTACTGCACTGTTATCTTCTGCTAATGCACCGGTTGACTTTGATTGAATCAATGCGATACAATTTGAAACAGCAGTTAACGGTGCAGTTGGAACTGTGATTGTACTTGATGTTGGATTATACACATACGAATTTGAAACTATGCGAATATCTGTTTGATATCCTATAAAAGGTAATCCATCTTGCGGATTTGGCCAACCATTACCAATAGTCAATGAATTAGATTCATACACTATATTGTCTGTTTGCGTACCACCGCAACGAACTCCGTTAACCCAAACGGCCTCTACATTACTATTGGCAGCATTTCTACTTACTGCAATATGATACCAAACATTTTTTACAAAATTTGTACTAGGTACATATATATTTTGACCAACAAAATATCCATCTACTCTTATGTTTGAATTATTAACTGTTTGAATACCGTCCCAATAATTATCATTAACATATATTCCTAGATAGTGCGGTTGTCTTGTGGTATCGCTTGGACTACCTATAAAAGTACCTACGCATCTACTAGCACTATTATCCCATTTGACCCATCCCTCTATTGTAAATGAACGGGTAGTAGTTGGTCTTGCTTTACCAGTTATGAGATTATAAGGTCCGGTATAATCTGTGTTATTTACGATAGCATCATTTGGAGTAGAACCGGATCCACCCCCACCAGATCCAAGATTAATTGTTATTCCTGAATTTAATGTTATTCCACTGTTTATTGTTATACCTGTCATATTTTTCCTTTATTGAAATATCTCTGGGTGCATCTTGCCCCAAACTTTAATATACTTACCAGCCACCATGTCTGCAAGCATTTCTATTGGGCTACCTGGGTAGCTATCTTCTGGCTTAATCATGTTAAGCTCTGTTTGACGTTGATGCGTAAGTTCATGTATAACTGTTCTTAATATATCAACTAAATTACGATTCTTTACATACACCCAAATACTATTACCACTATGTGAGCCTGTGTGATGATTACCTTGTGCTTCTTCTGTGTCATAACTTAGTTCAAACTGTGGTGGGTTTTTAATGTTTAATAGTTTATAACACCATTCAATGAATTCATAGATATGTGCGTCACGTTCTTCATCGTTCAATTCAACTGACTCACGCATTTGCATTGGCCAAGGTTTAGGTGATACACGATTACGCTTTTCTTCTTCATGTTCTTTATCAATTTTAGCTTGTTTCTTTTGTGCTAATTCATATTCACCAAAACCATGATAGACTTTACGGTTTACATTGTTAGTCTTATCCATTTGCGCTAGTTCTTTACGCATTTGTGCTAATGACGCTTCGTCTAAATTTTTAACCCAAGTGTCAGGTGTATTACCATACTTTTTAACAAACAAGTCATGTAGTTTCTTACCTGTGATTCCATGCTTTTCTGATACCTTTGTCATTAATCTGTCAATGGTATCATAGTCGAACTTCTTCAACGATGGTAGCTTTTTAGCTAACTCGCTTTCTGGACTTTCACGTAGGAATTCATTTGCTCTCATAAGTATGTATTTATCTGAAAATGCTCACTTTAGAATTTGCGGTAGCGAATCGCTTGTTCTGCCCAGCAGCCGGGCCACACGGTCCTAAGGTAGGTGTGTTCTTAGACGGGACTATATGGATTGCGAAACTTGTCGTATCCATCGTCCTCGGGGTATACAGGGTAATCGTTTGGGTTACATAACATAAATATTCCCTACACATCCTCTTAAAACTTCAGCAAAGTATTGTGATAAATCATCACCTATACCTTGTGATTCATATTGTCTTGTTTCTTCGTCACGGAATTCTGATTTTAGATTAAGATACTTACTTGGGTTGCCCCATGCTTGACGACCATAACCCAAGTTAGTTGGTAATGGTTTAAGTGTAATAGTTCCTGTACCTAGATACTGTGCAAATAATTCATATAAGAATTCATATGGGCGTTTAATTTCATTACTGCGACTGCTACGTTGTGTACCAATAGCATTAAACAATGCATTGTATTCTGGTGTCAATTCCCATTTTAAACTACCACCTCTTACACCAACTTTACCATAACATCTTTCTAACATTTGATTGACAGTACTGAAGAAATATTGTTCGGCTTCGGGCCATGCACCTGTCCTATTACTAACATTGCGATGCCCAGCTTGAATAGCATGACCAAATCTATGCGCCATGATCCACGGTGTCATCATTACTTTGCTATCACCTTTGTTACCCACAAACACTACGGTGATAGCATCTTCATGACCATCAACAATTTGATTTCCTGCATCTCCAAATATAATTTGTACAGTTTTTGGATCCATAGGTCCATATTCACTGTAACGTCCTGTGCCTGGAATGTTACTAAAGAACAATCTAAAATCGTAGGGAGTTTTTTCTAAAAATCTTTGTGTCTTTAATTGATTAGTTGGATGAGGTACTAATCTTTTATCAACACCTCTGAATGGTCCTGGCTTTTCAAAGTCACCCATAGGAGTGAATTGTTTAAGAGCCATTTCATCAGTAATTTCAGGTCTAGATAAATTAAATATTGCACCCATATGCGGATCATAGTCTTTATCTAATTGCCAGTTAGGTAATAAACGTTTAATCATATTGGCATATAATGATATGCGAGAATTCCTATCATCTTGTTTAGCACTGAAAGTAAGTTGTTGTACACCAGCACCATAAAATTTTAAGAATTCACGTGTAACCTCAACCGCATATGACATTACTTCTGTTGAGTTACCTGTACCAGTTAATCCGTGTAAATCTAAATCGCTTGGATCTGATGGTTCTCTTAATAAGCGAAATGAAATTTCCCACTTCTCCGGAGCACCATCCTGAAAATGAGAAAGAGCTTGCCAACTGTATTTTCTATCACCTACTTTGAATTCAGCGATAGCTTCAGTTTCGTCACGGCGACGCCATCTCCAGTTCTCCTTACCAGATTGGAATACTTCAGAGATGAACTCACCGGCTCTCATTTACTCACGGTCTGTTTTAAGAATACTACGAACGAACCAAGCTTTCTTACCATACAAGTCTTGTAATTCAGCCATGTAGTTAGCAATGCCTTGTTGACGGTCTTCTGTTGCAATATCAAAAATATGAACAGCTAATTCACCCATCTTATGAATATCTTGTAATGTTTCTACAAACATCAATTCAGCACGTGGAATCTTTGTTTGATCCTCAATGATAGTTAACTCACCATAACGTTGTAAGCTGCCTGGTGTATAACTACCCAATACTCTTATATATTCAGCAATCTTGTCAATAGTTTCATTTACATCTTGATACAATGTGTCATAGAATGCATGATATTGTGGGAAATTACTACCTTCAATGTTCCAGTGAAAGTTTTGTGATTTGATAGCAAAACTTTGTGTGCTTGCTAATAATATTTTTAAGTTGTCTGCTAACATGTTATTTCCCAGGTGGGGTTCCTTTGTTCTTTAGATAGAAGTCAATTACACCTCTATCCATTTTAGTGTCTCAATAGTAATGTACTTAGTACGTTATTATCATTAGCACTTACATCACCTTCGCCCGGTGCAACAATAACATTGTACTTCATCTGTACACCTGAGCTAATTTCTTTGTTTCTCAAATCTTCAATATCTTTCTGTTTTGCACCCTGTGCTAAAAGTTGTTGAACTCTAGCACCATTTTTTGCATGCCAATCGTGTATAGCCTTTAACCTTTTAGTCATATATTCTTCATAAGACAGAATACTATTTACACTGATTTTATATGCTGTTGCTAGACGGTGTTTTAATTCACGTAATGCTTCTGGGCTAGCAACTTGCCATTGACCAGCTTCACCTTTTGCTAGATTACCTTTAGCATCCTTAGCTAACAAATCATAGAATAGATTTTCTGGAACAATACGACTATTTTTAGTTGTATCTAAGTTAGCATCATTTGCTTTAACTTGTTTTTCTTGGGATGTATTAGCACCCTCACTCCAGTTGATAATGAAGTTAGGTGGTTTTTGTGCAAGTGCGGCACCAGCCATCTTAGTATAAGCATAGAATTTAGTATCTGGATGCTGTGCAGCCATCTTTAATGCCATGTCTAAGTATTCTGGGCTAAAGAAGTCACCAGCATCATGCCAACGAATAGTAACTGCATAGTCACCCTTCTTACCTAACGCTTCTTCTTTTGCAATCTCTGAACTTAGTGTGTTAAAGAATCCGTTTGGATCGTTCAATAAGAATGTTAATATACGACCATCACTTAACCAAGCAGCCTTGAATTGAATCTTACCGCCCTTCATTGCAAAGCAATCTCTTTTACAACTACCAGCGCCTGGACATGTGTTAACAATGATTAGCTTGTTAGTTGCTTCATCCACTGCAACACCTGTTAATGCGGCAAAGCCAACGTTAAAGAATTGTTCTAAGTCACCGTTACTGTGCTTCATCTTTTCATTTTGCTTTAATAACTTTTTAGGACGTTGCTTTAGTGCCTCAATAACCGCTTCTTCTTTGAAACGTTTACCTGCTTCGTCATAGTATTCAATAACACTACTACGATGCATATATGGCATTTTATACTTGTCAGTTTTAGTTTTGCCAGTTGTATATTTTGCAATACCTTTTTTATCTAACTTAACATTACCTTGTTTGTCTAAATCATCAGTACCTTTGATGCGAGTCATATAATCCTGAAACTCTTGTCCACCTAGTTCACGTTGTTGTGCTGGTAATGCAGTTGCTTCATCAACTTGATGTTTCCTACGTATGATTTCATCAGAAATAGCGGCTATAATTTTTAATCCAATTTCATCTCTTTTAATTGTTTTTATCATATGCAATAAGTCAGATGTTGAATAATTTTTATAATTAGCGTGTGTACTTCCAGCAGACCCTTCATCTACTTCTTGGTCATCTTCCATACCAGCAAATTGTTGCGGTGTCATAATCTTGATGCCAGACACTGCACCGGGTAATCTTGGCTCTGCGCCTTCGTATAATTCTTTAATTTTCATTTAGCTGACTTTCTTAATGCGTCTGCTGTTGGCGCACCTTTGCTACCCGGCTTACGCATATGTTCACCGCTACCATGCTTGATTCGTTCACGTTTAGCATGTATATTAGCCCATAGACCTTTGCTTTCTTCGTCTACTTTTTTGTTCTTATTGTTTAACATTCCACGCTTGTTAGCAGTTGCCCATGCGATGTTCTCTGCTTCTTTATCACTGTGACCTAATTTCTTTTCACTAGACTTAACATGCTTTACCATGCGGTCAACTTTAGCGCCTTCTTCAAACTTGCCTTTTACTTTACCACGTGAACCAACTTGATGCACTTCAGCATCAGGATGTTTTTCGTCACGATCCTTAACTGCACTATCTTTATCACTATAACTTGCTAACGAAACTGGCTTGCCATCTTTGTTAATGTGATAAGAGTCTGGTTTTGGTTTTCTTTTACCAACGTTCATCTCTGATACATTTTTATCTTTATTGATTGGTTCTGGCTTCTTACCTATTGGGAAATGTTTCTCAGCATAGCGTTCACTATATTCACGCTTTTCTTTTTCACGTTGCAATGCTTTTTGCATACGAACACTAGCAGATTGTGCTTCGTTTGGCATTGATTTACCTTCTAAGTATTCACGTACTGTGTTTAGATAATCTTCAGCCTTAGCAAGTTTTTCTTGTACCCAGCCTTCAATTTCATCATCGCTAGTTTTTAAAATATTAAAAATTGTTTTAGCACTTTTAACAGACTGAACTACATCGCTCTTTGCCATTTCAATGCGTTCCATCTCATTGCGGTCTTTGCTTGTAAAACCACTTGGGCGTTTGCTCATTTGTCCAGGCATGATAATCAAATCATTTTCGCTGATTTCAGCTTCATCAACCATTTTCTTTTTAATGCCCTTAGTGATTCCGCTTTCACGTTTAATCATCTTGCCCATAGACTTAGGGGCTGGCGCCATTGATCCTGCAACAGTAGCACCCACTGCGCCTCCGGCTGTCATTTCTTCAAGACTGGTCTCACTACGTCCTGAACGAAATGACTTTTGTCCGGGTTCTGGCATTGATGCGACTGTGGCTTCTAATAAATTAGTGATTTTCATAATATATTCCGAATATCTTATATTTATCACAAATCCTAAACTAGGTATACTAATTAAAGAGCCGCTATTCTAGCTTGGAAATCAGTAAAGTCTGTGCTAGTCGCAACTAAAGTTTTTAATGTAGAAACACCAATATACTTGGTCGCACCTGTACTATCTTTAATGTCGCCACCTAACGGTAATGTTATATTGTTAGTTATGTCAAATATCCAATCAGACGGAGCAGTATTATTATTACCGGCATTGGCTGCAGTATTATATTTGGTTATTACAAATGTTGCATCACCGTTACCGGCAGTCATAGTCAATACGTCACCATCTTGATAACCAGTACCCGGAGTAGTTACACCAAGGTTAGAAACCTGACCACTTAGACCATAACCGTAACCTACTATCATACCTGTACCTGAGCCTCCGGAAACAGCAGAAGAACTTCCGCCGCCACCGTAACCACTGCCACCAGTTAATATTGTACAAATATTATATTGACCTGTTACTCTTACTGTTAGGTCGTTACTTGATGGAGCAATTATAGTAGCACTATTAGGCAATGTTAAATTACCATTCATGTCAAATACCCAAGGCTTAGTTCCTGGGACACTGATAGTAAATGTATCAGTCATACCGCCATTACTAACAGTTATAATATCACCGTCAGTATATCCAGTACCAGCTGTGTGTATAACAATGCTAGAATATGCACTACCACCATCAGCGACATCAACAGTTAATCCTGTACCACTACCACCTGTTGTAGGTAGATTACTACCAACACTACCTATACCCCAGCCTTGATTGTGGGTGAGGTTAGTAAGTGATGTTGGTATTCCGTCAGAAACGTTGAGAGTTAACTCATCAATCGTATATATTGAACCATCTGTATTAAAACGCCACTGAGACACGTTACCATTATTGTCGTTGCTGTTAATAATGATATTTCCAGTGTTTGCTAATTTAACATAGAAGTTATCATTACCCAAGAACAATTCAGTATTCCATAAGTTACCTGAAGTTAAATGTAAATGATTAAAGTCTGAGCCTGCTCCAGTTGGATAGATGAATAGTTGTTGGTCAGCATTAGTTCCACCTGATGGTTTTAGTGAAATCGTATTGCCATCAAGTCCACCAGTTGGTATACTTGTTTCGGTGATAACACCACCTGTTGGTAATGTTAGATTACCAGTAGCATCAAATGCCCAAGTATTACCACCAGTTTCAATATTGACATTACCCTCTGATAATGGACCTTGATCCGAGCTGCCTCCCCAAATATTAACACTACCACCAACGCTACTCCTACCACGACCACCAGTAATTTGTACATCACCACCAGCTGTGTTTCCTAGACCGCCTGTTATATTAACATAACCACCTGATTTTCCAATACCACCTTCTCCAGCAGTCATTACAATAAATCCGGGATCTCCCTGATTTGCCCCATCACCTGCTTCTATGCGAATGTAACCACCGTTGCCACCAGAACCACCTAGAGTGTTAGCACCGCCTTGACCACCACGAATCTTGATATCACCACCTGTTCCTGAAGCATTGCCACCGCGTCCAGCCCATAAGTAGATGTCACCACCTTCACCACCTTCATAACCTTTGCCTGGATTGATTACTAGTCGTTGACTATCGTTATAAGAACCTGAACCGTTTGGTGTTGAAATAATTGCTTCTTGTGTATTGTCACCAAACAACAGTGTTTGGCCTGTGATTGTGCTTGACACTGAGTCGCCGCGCGGTATAGTCAATGTTGGGAATACGGTTGTACCGTTAGTGCCAAAACTCCATGTCTTGTCTTTAGATGTTATCTTAGTTGATCCTACACCTATTACACCAGTTGAAGGAGTCTGAATATCAAGACTAGTAGTAGGTCCCAATGTCCATGTCACCAGGTCAGTTGACTGCATATATGCTAAACTCTGAGGAATATATGTAAGACCGTATGTGCCACTAGCATATATAATACTCCAATTTGAACCACCTAACACA